GGCAAAGTGACTCGGTATGACTTACGGCCTGATGTATTTGGTATTAAAAAGTAATTCATATGGCTACTTTAACCAGTAGCTTATTTTTTAACTAATTTCGAGTATCACCAATACTCACCAAGTCGCACAGAAAGGTAATAAATATATGCAAACGCAACTATTAAAGCCCCATCTAGCGCAATCACAAGCGATGGAGCTAATTAATCCATTACTGCTAAAAGGCACTACAAGTTTATTACAGGCCATGCAGACAAGTTTAACGCTGTCAGGCTTAACACATGAATCTATAGGTGAATGTATCGGCAAGCCAAGAGAAACGGTTACACGCTTTCTAAATGGCAATGGTGGACTAGATGCCAAGTCTTTAGAAAAATTAATTGATGAATCTGGGAATCTTTTTATATCGCAATACCTGAATAAAAAATATGGCTATGCAATGACAAAGATTGATTCGCAAGCATTAAAAATTATTCAACTTGAAGAAGAATTAGAGAAAGCGAGGCTAGCAGCATGATACCTACATGGTTAATTAACATATTCAGCATTATAGGCTTCATGACTGTGTGGTGCGTAGTAGTCGGAATTATCGCTTCTCGTTTGTTTAGTTTAACGAAAGAAGAAAATGAATAAATTAAAACTGGCTATTCGTAGAGCTAAAGCCATACCAGCTACGACTAATGATAAAGATAAATGCAAGGCTGTTCGTTCATGGGTTAAAGCTGTGAAGGTAATGCTTAATGGCTAATCCTTGGTTTCGCATGTATAGCGAATTTGCAACTGACCCAAAAGTTCAGATGTTATCTGAATCAGATCAACGCAGATTAACTATGCTTTTCTGTTTACGTTGTAACGACCATGTAACGTTACATGATACAGAAGTAACGTTTCTGTTACGCATAAGTAACGATGAATGGCAGGTTACTAAAGCATTATTTGTAGAGCGTGGATTTACTAATGAAAGTAACGAAATACTGAATTGGGATAAGCGTCAGTTCACATCAGATACCTCTAAGAACCGCGTGGCTGCTTATCGTGAGAGAAAGAAACAATCAAGTAACGTCGATGTAACGTTACAGAAACAGAAAAGTAACGCTATAGATACAGATACAGATACAGAACATATTAAAACCAATGTGACTTTTATCAAGTCACGATTTATTGATTTTTGGAATTCATATCCAAAGACATCAAGAAAAGTTGGTAAGACCCCATGCGAGAAAAAGTGGAAAGCTAAAAACTTAGATTCTATCGCGGAAAAGATCATCAATCACGTCAATGCAATTAAAACCTCTCAACAATGGAAAGATGGATTTGAACCATCTCCATTGACCTACATAAACCAAGAGCGATGGAATGATGATTTTGCTAGTTCATCAGAAATTCCAGAATGGCAAAAAAACATGGTGATTGGAGATTGATATGAGCGTCGATGTTTTATTAAACAAATTGGCAAAGGTTAAAAAAACTGGTGCAAATAGTTGGAAGGCATGCTGTCCTGCTCACGGTAGTACTAAGCAAAGCCTAGCGATTAAAGACGACAACGGAAAAGTATTAATTCATTGCTTTGCAGAAGGGTGCGACATTTTAAGCGTACTTGGTGCGGTAGGTTTAGACATGAACGATGTACAGCCTAAATTAAATGGAGAACATAGACCAATTAAAAAACCATTTTACGCAGGAGATGTTTTAGACATTGCGAGTGATGAAGTCACTATCGCTTACATGATCGTAAAAAAGATGCTCGATAACACAGTAAACAAAAATGACATGGATAGATTGCTAGTTTGCGCTAGTCGCTTACGCCATGCCTCAGATGTAGCTAATAAGGGGATTTAACTATGAACGAAAGATTATCAGCCTTTGATGAAAGTGCTAGACAAGCTCAAGTCGTCAATATTCGCGGAGTACATCCGCCAATGGAAGAAGGTTATCTTGATGCGTTGACTATGCCAAAAATTGATTATAGAAAATATGCAGAAACTCGCTCAAGTGAGCATGACAACATTAAACCAGTAGCAAGCTTCTATCAGGAAATGTTAGATGAAATTAACCATGTAGAAGGCGTACAGGGTGCGACATTGCCGTGGAATAGCACGCATGACAAATTAAGATTTAGACCAAGTGAAGTAACGATGTGGCAAGGGTTTAACGGTCACAAAAAATCAATGGTATTGGGTTATGCCTCACTAGGATTTATGGAACAAGGGCAGTCAGTGTGTATCGCTAGTTTAGAGATGAAGCCAAGTAAAACAGCAGGGCGTATGTTAAAGCAAGCAGTAGGTACTAAAGAGCCTACGCCACACGCGCTAGACCTGTTCAAAGACTATTGTGAAGGTAAGTTATGGCTGTATGACAAACAAGGCACTGTTGACACAGAAACATTGTTTGGGGTGATTTATTACGCTGCGGACAAACTAGGCTGTAAGCATTTCATTATTGATTCAATGATGCGCGTTGTAAATGGTGAAGATGACTATAACGCTCAAAAAAACTTTGTTACTAGACTTTGTGACATTGCCTTAGAAACAAACATTCATATTCATTTCGTAGCTCATAACCGTAAGGGTGATGAAGATAAGCCAGCAGGTCGTTATGGTGCGAAGGGTTCAGGTTCACTCTCTGACAATGTACATAATGCGGTTGAAGTATGGCAAAGACCAATTAAAAGTACAGATGACGGCAGTGAATTGCCTGATATGTATTTGATATGTGACAAACAGCGTGAAGGCGAATGGGAGGGAACAATCGGACTATGGTTCTTGGAGGAAAGCCTACAGTTTGCAAATAACAAAGGTCAAAGGTCACGCACATGGATTCGCTAACCTGCAATGAGTTCAAGAAGCAGTTTGAAGCTGTATTCGGAAAGTGTGAGTTTCGCGCGGAATCAGGCGAGATAGTCAAGCAATCAGCTAATTTTGTAAGTGACAAAGACATGAAAGAAATGGGCAAAAGCATTGTTCAATACCAATCACCAAAGGCTAAAAAATGAGAACTTGGACACCAGCACAAGATGACATGATGCGTGAGTTTTACCCTAATTGCACGATGGCTGAATTAACCGTAATGATTGGTAAATCAGTAAGCGCAATCTACGGTAGATCAGAAAAGTTAGATGTACGCAAATCGCAAGAATACCTAGATAGCCCAAAAGCTTGCAGATTAAGACGTGGTGACAATATTGGTGCGGAATATAGATTTAAGAAAGGGCAGATACCAGTAAATAAAGGTGTTAAGGGTATCTGCTACGAAGGCTCAAAAGCTACTCAATTTAAGTCAGGAAGTAAGCCATTAAATTATAAACCAGTAGGAACTATCCGCTTTATACGTGATAAGTCAGACGGCTACTTTGAAATGAAAATGGCAGAAGGTATGCACCAATGGAGGCTTTTACATCGTGTTATTTGGGAGCGATTAAACGGTGCAATACCAAAAGGGCAGATTGTTATTTTCTTAGACAAAAACCAAAAAAACTTAAACATTAAAAACATGGCTTTGATGACTAAAGCCGAGAACATGAAACGTAATACCGTACACAACTACCCTAAAGACATTGTGCATTTAGTACAGCTTAAAGCAGCACTTAACCGCCAAATTAACAAAAGGACACAGCCATGACTAGCAACGAACTAAGAGAGTACCTATCAGCAACTTTAAAGGGCTTGCAAGATGATTCTATCAGCCTAGAAAAAGCGAAAGCCATTGGCGACACAGTGCAAGTAGCTATTAACTTGGCAAAGGTTGAGGTTGATTTTGTGCGTGCTAATGGCGGTGGTAAATCAGATTTCTTTACAGCTAATACTAAACAGGTAGGGCAGACGCCAACTGGAAATATTACGCAGATTAACAATGTAACAACTCATGCATTACGTGGCTGATATGACTAAAAACACACAAGTTTACTCTGTTGAATACACCTCATACGGTAAGCCTTACTCCATGCAAATAGTAGGCACGCTAGAAGAAGCACATAACCATGCTGATAACTTAGGATTAAGCGAGCCT